CAAGGCTTTAACACCATCGCCCAACGCCGTCAACTTCAACGCAACATTCCCACTATCAAACTTGCCCAAAGTTGGTGCTAGACTCCCCCTGGCAATCAGCTGCGCGCGGCTTTCGGATACGCTTATGGTGCGATTAGCTACTGCGCTGCCCTTCAAGTTAAACTGAGATAGCCCGGTGGCGCTTGAGGTTGATGTTGATGACGATCGGTTGAACGCCGACCTATTAAAGGGCTGTCGGTTCACAAGACCACCCCTATTCCATACTTACTTGTAGATTGCCTATCTCGATTGTAAATCGGTTGCCCTGCTGCACATTTTCAACTCTACTAAAAGCACCATGACAAAGTTGGTTGCCTCCAGTGGCTGCAGTCCGAATCGCCCAGTGGGATACCAGCCCCCAATCTGTAGTTGCTATGTCAAATTCCACCTTCGCATTGTTGCTTATTACAGCTTTTTCGCCTACCTGGGCGGGTGCGCCGAACGTAACTTGTTTCCGTGTGTAGGCTCCCCCACTTACCTCCGTACCTGTGTCTGCATCGGTGGGATCGTTGATATAGAGCGCTAGGTAAACAGCTGTAGGTTGAGCAACCGACTGATTACGAAAGAAATAGTTCAAAACCCCATCCTCTAAGTAATTACTGGCCTGTGCCAATTAAATCGCCACCTTTCGTCTAATTGATATTCCGCTGATAGATGTAGCCCCGGTGTTCTTGATCGTTATAATACAGCCGGCATCAGCTGTACCGGCTACCGTGACAGAGATCTCTTTATTGTTTTCCGTTACGTCGAGATTGACCTGGTTATATGCCAACGACTCAGCGAATGGTTGGCACTCAAAAGTGATACTGGTTAGCCCCGATGGATGTCCTAGAGTTTGATCAATACCCACATAGTCGTAAACGCTGGCATCATAAGCCTTGTCTGGCTCATCGTCGAATATTAATATCCCTTTCCCGCTCAGCCACTTCGCTATGTCTCTGACGCTTTGCCTAAGATTTTCAAAAGTAGCATTTTTGATTAACCCAATCTCGACCCTTATCTGTCTTTTCTCATAGGTATTCAGCCCATAATCAACTGTCCCATGACGCCCAGGGATAGCAAATTCATTTTTACGCAACTCGGGGATTACGCTTCGATCAACACTTTTTGCAACGACATTAAAATCATCAGAGTGTTGATTGCGAAAAGTAAAACCGATCATCTCAATCCCCTCCCTCTAGCATTAGTTTGCTGCAGATTATAAAGCTCCCGGGCTACTAACTTAATATCCTGGTCATTGCGGATGTACATATTCTGCACGGTGATCCCGCCAGCCATTGCGACTTGCCCACCTCCCATAGCATCCCTGAGTGCATCTGCTATCAGGCCGGGCATCTTGTCCAGCGGTATGACCGCCTCTGCGCCAGCCTCCCCTACGCCGATTATGCTCGGCCGGGCGAAGATGCCACCGGTCTTGTACCAGTTAAGGTCAAAGTCGGGATAAGGGATTCTGATGTCTCCGACTGATTTATATTTAGTAGATACCGATATGTGCGGAAGTTTCGGCTTTGGTATCTCTATCCGCATATTAGCAAAGGCGTTTTTAATCGTGGTTATGATGTTCATGATGGTATTCTTTGCCGACTCTATCGGGCTAGTGATTGCGGTTTTGATATTATTCCAGACCTCACTGGTTTTAGCTTTTATGCTATCCCAATTTTCTGCGATTTTCCTACCCAGTAACACGGCCCATCCTGCAGGGCCTACAGCTATCAATAGGATTTCGTCTCCCCATTTTTTGAAGAAATCTTTGATGTTGTTCCAGGTATTGACCAGCCACGTTTTCACGTCCTCAAAAATGCGCTTCACATTATCCGAAAATTCCTTGAGCAACGCTTTTGACTTCTCCCCGTTCTCCTTCCACTGGTTGTATATCCATACGATCGCCGCTCCCAATGCCGCTATGCCAGCTATTACCGCCACAACCGGCAAGGATATTGCTCCTATGGCTATAGACAATGTGCCAAGAAGTATCAACAATGGGCCGATAGCGGCGGCAAGTCCTGCAACGATAACGATGGTCTTTTTCATCTCCGGGCTTAGGTCGCCGAATTTCTTCACAATGTCGTTTAGGTTGGCCAATAGTGGAGTTATTACTGGCAGCAGAACCTCACCTATGTCTGTACTCAAGTTCTTAATCTCTGTTGCAAACGCCCTCATGCCCCCAGACGCACCCTCGGCCTCCCTGGCTGCTTGCCCCTGTGCGGCGGCGCTCTGTTCCATGATGAGTGCTAAAGTGGCCGCCTGTTTGGTGGCCAAATCCATCTGCCCAGTTCCGTCATACAAGCCCATTTCAAGCGCCTTGGTCTTTATCATTGCGTCATTAGCCGCCATGCCGTAGTTGTCCAGCATGGTGTTGTTGCCCTTAAGCGCGCCGGTCAAAGCTCTTACTGCATCTGCTGTTGTACCACCGTACATAGCCGTAAGGTCTCCGGCCAATTCAATCAGGGTTTGGGCTTGCTTAGCAGCCTGTTCCTCAGTTAGTCCGCCGATGTTGACCAGCATAGTCCCCATCATATTAGCGTATTCCAGGGCTTCCCCTTCAGCTATGCCATAGTAACTGTCCAGGTTGTCTGCCCATGTTTTCACGCTGTCTGCAGCATTTTTAAATATCTGCTCGGTGGCTCCCATAGCATCCTGTAGGTCGGCGGCCATTTTGAAACTTGCAGCCCCCGCTGCTACGAGCGGAGCGGTGACTGACATGGATAGGGTTTTTCCTATGTCGGTCATTTTAGCCCCGACGTTTTTGAGACTGGTCTGCGCCTTGTCGAGTTTGTCTTTCCATGTTTCAGTGGTTTTCACGGTAGCAGAAAGCTGTTTCTCAAAGCCCTTTAATTCCTGTTCGGCTTTCGCTACTTCCCTTTGAAAAGCCCGATACTGTTCCTCGCTTATTTCGCCCTTGGCAAACTGCTCATTGACCTGTTGTTGAGCAGCACGGAGTCTATCGAGTTTCTCTCGGCTATTATCCACCGCCTCGGCAAGAATCCTCTGTTTTTGGGCCAAAAGTTCTGTATTGCCTGGGTCTAGTTTTAGGAGGCGCTCAACTTGTCTTAGCTCGGATTGGACATCACGGGTCTTTTTGTTTACGTCCTCGAGCGCTTTATTGAGTTTTTGGGTATCGCCGCCTATTTCGATTGTGATCCCCTTGATCTTCCCCGCCATGATTTCACCTCCTAGAACCGGTCAAAATCAACCTGGGTAGCCTGCCTTACGGTTTCCCGGGTATCCCCATCGGCATCATTGAGACGCTCATTGTTGTATGTGATGATGTAGTCAAGAAGCATACCTGGTGTTAAATGCTCAAAATCACGCAGACTTAAACCCCTCTCAAGCGCACCAAGCATCAACATCTCAGTAGTCAGCTTGAAAGGGGTGTCATCATCGGCCTCTATTTTTTTTTAGGTTCCACCGTTGTGCCCAGGCTGCTGAATATCAAATCAATTACTTCCGGCACTATCTCCGCTAAGGGGAATTCGCCAAAGGTGTCCAGCCACTCCAGCGGCGGCGGGATTGAAGGATCTGCTGTTTTGGCCAGTGTCCAAACCAAGTTATAAAATACCTCAAGGTCTAGCGCATCAATATTTTTGATCCGGTTTTTGCTGTCAACTGCGTCTTGGAGTTTAAATATATCCCGTAGCGCATCCCGGCCGAACTGGGCCTTGTAGCGAAGCAAAAAGGCGCCAGTTGATTTGAATTTCACCTGGCGCCCGTCGATTGTCAATATCTTCTCCATGTTTTCACCCCTATGGCGTGGTGTCTTTTACGGTTACAATTACGGTTACGGCATTGCCTTTGAGGAATTCAACCGTGATTTCGTGGTTGCCCAGGGCCAGCCCTGCGAACACTGATTGATCAATGGTAACATCCACCCCGACGATAGTCAGCTTAACACCGGCGATCGGCAGGCCGTCAAGTAGTACATTCTTAATCTCATTGTTTCCGTCAGTAGAAGCGCAATCGATGATGATGTCGGCAGGATCGTTTTTGTCGAATTCATCATCGGCGGATTCGATGGTGTTGGTCGGGGCATTTTTGAGATAAACGGCGGTGTAAAAGTCATCGTATGCCGCTTCGCCTTGCGGCACTTTTGCCTTCACGTCGCCGGTATCTGGTGCAGGTCTGGCTGTGATGTTCAATGTCTCTGTTTGCGGCTCTTTTGTGTTCGTCCTGGTAGAGCCGGACACGCTGGGCCGGGACGCAAGGACGTAATAAAGCACATGCCGTGTTTTCTTGGCATCGCCGTCGAATTCAAACATCAGGGCGAAATGCTTTGCTTTGGCGTCTTTGTTTTCGATTAAGGCACCGTTGGCGTCCTCGATTTCGCCCAAGACGTCTTTCCGGAAATCATCGGGGATGAGCGCCATCTCCAGGCTGCCGGTGTAGCCATCATTGGTGTTTTCCTCATAGTACACCATGTCGTCAGCGTAGAATTGGACGCTCTCGCCGGCGGCATCCAGGGTTAAGTTTACTGCTCCCGGAATGCGCTTAGGGGTACCGTATTCTACTTCGCTGCCGGCTTCAGTAACAACGGCATAATGCACGTTCTTCAAGCCGAATTTCACTTTATTTCCCATCAGCTTTTTCCTCCTTAAATTTCATAGAGGACCTGGAAGAGGCCCTCGCCCTCGATATAGGTTTCGGTCTTTTCCCAATAGATGTCGTGCTCATCGAAAAGGTCCTCTATCAGCTTTTCGCTGACCGGATCCTTCTTGGTTGTGTAAAGCTCTACCTGGTAATTAGACTGCTTGCTATAGACCCTATTATCTGCGCCGAAGTTTGAACTATAACTGAACAGATACACTATATAGGGCGGTGTCGGCGGCGACGCGAAGTGATGGTAGGCCACCGGCAGTCCAGTTGTTTTAAGCAGCGCAAAAAGTGTCGCCTCATCCACGCTCGATCGCCTCCTCTACTTCACGGGTAAATTCCCGGATTACTTCTTCCTCGGCTGGTCGGACGTGAGGTATCCCCTCTACTCTGCCCCCGCCTACTTTTGCATGGCCATGTTCCAAAAGATGAACCAATCGATAGTGTGGGGCCTTGGCATGGATGATGCGTGTATGTGGCTGGCCGAATAACTTTTCGGTTTTCATCGTCCAGGACTTTGCATACTTACCGTATCGTTTCGGGGATGTTTGTTTGAGCCGCTTGACTGCCGCCTTGCCAACCGCCTCACTGCTGGCGTTGACCTTCTCAACCACATCCTGCGAGTATTCAGCCAAGCCCTTGGCGATCTCGGCCGCCAGCTGGTCGATGTTGACGTTAGCCATAACTACCACCCCACGAACACAGCAACCAGAGCGGCCTCATACGCTGCCTTGTCGCCTGGCGGCATAATCACGTTGGGATCGTCCAGGATAGTCTCCACCAAGTCCTTGAGATCCTGCACCAGTTTGTGATCAACCAACTTTGCGCTGCCGGTCTCATCGGCTATGATGCGTTCACAGGTCAGTCGGGT